TCAGCCTTCCGAACAGCGTTGTCTTGATCGTGTCGCTGCCGACGCTATACAGCGTCACACCACGCTTCACGATCCGCCCCTTCCAATTCACGTCCACCTTGTTGCCCTTGCTCACAGCCGCACTGCCCCGCTTGCTGCTGCCCTTGATCGCCACAACGCCTTGGCGCACACGATCACGCACATAGTTGTACACCTCATGGGTGCAGTGACCGCCAGAGTCAACCGCGATCTGGCTCAGCTTCAATGCCTTCCCGCCTTCAGCCGACCACTCCGTAGCAATCACCTGATCCAGCTGCGCCCATACGTCAGTCTGCGTCGGGTCACCCATCAGCTCCTGATGCCACACCAGCCAGCCGGTCTCGCCCTCGCCCCATCCCCACACGCTCACAGCCAGTCGGTTGTCCTGCACGTCCACACCAGCCGTGAGTAGCAACACCCCATCCGGGCACACTCCCGCCTCATACTCCAGCCGCTTGGCCATTAGGCCATCGGCGCTCACCTTGCTGGCATAGTCCTCCTCCCAGGTCTCCGCCAAACGGGTGTTCACAAACGACTTCAGCATCGGTGCATCAGCCTTCGCCCGCAGGAAGTCGTCCACCATGTCCGCCCAACTCAGCCAGCCCAGCGGTGAATACAGCCCGCTCAGCTGAAAGCCAGCCGTCTTGCCATCGCTCGGCGCTGTCGCCCGCCACTCACCCTTCCGCAGCATTGCCGGCTTGTGGATCTCCGCGAATCGCTCGCGGCATGCTTCGCACTCATACACCGCTGTCGCCGGATCGCCGTTGTCCCACTTCAGCTGCGGCCACTTCAGCCACTGCATCTCCCCGCAACTCGGACACGGCACATAGAACCGCCGTTGATCACTCCGCTGATACTCCGCCTCGATCCGGCTGAAGTCTTTGACGGTCGGCGTGCTGGTCAGCAGGATCTTCCGACGCGCAAATGTCGTCGCCCGCTTCTCCGCCAAACTCACCGGATCGCCCTCGCCATCCACATCAGCAGGGAACGCATCCACCTCATCCATGAAGATGTAGCGGCACGGTGTAGACCGCAAACCCGTCGCGCTATTTGCACCAGTCAGCAGCATCATCCCGCCCGGAAACTCCTTGGCGAACATCGTGTTACCCGAGTCGCGCGCCCTGGCCGGCGCGATCCGCTCAGACAGGCAAGGCGTTTCAGTAATCAAACTCTCCAGCCGCTGCTTGCTCAGCCTCTTAGCCATCTCCACAGTCGGCTGCACCAGCAACATTGGCCCCGGTGCATGGGCGATCACATAGCCCAGCCAATTACTGCCGCTCTCCGTCTTGCCCGTCTGCGCCGCGAACATCATCACCACCCGCTGCACGTTGCTAGTGGTGCTCAGCTCATCCATCGGCTCCTTCAAGTAAGGCGTCCTTCCCGTCCGCCACGGTCCAGGCTCCGCCGATGCCTTGCTGCTCAGCCGCCGGTGCTTATCCGCCCACTCACTCACCGTCAGCGGTGGCTCAGGCCGCAAGCCGTCCATGAACGCGGTGCGCCAGACGCTCACAACAGCGCCCCCTGCACGTCGCCCACCTGCACACGCTGGCGTGCGATCTCCAGATACTCCGCCTCCCGCTCGATGCCGACGAACCGGAAGCCCTCCAGCGCCGCAGCCTTGCCGGTGCTGCCGCTGCCCATAAACGGATCCAACACCACGCCGCCCGGTGGCGTCACCAGCCGGCACAAGTAGCGCATCAACTCGGTCGGCTTGACGGTCGGATGAGCGTTGCCATCGCCTCGGTCGGCCTTGCTGGCCTTCGCGCAGTAGAAGAAACGGGCGGCAGAGCCTGAATCGCCAAAGCCGCAGTACGGGGTGATGTTGGCGTTGGTATCCCCTTGGAACAGCCGGCCTTTGCGGAGATCCTTCATCCCACCGCCAGAGCTCACTCCCGTCTGAGGGAACAACCCCACCACCTCATCGCTGCCGTCGTGGATCAGGTTCGCCGGCCAGCGGCCGTTCTGCTGCTGCTTGCGCTCCATGTCGCCGCCGGTTGTCCATCCAAGTGAGCCGGCATTGCTCGGGCTCGCCGGCACGCCCTTCACTCCAGCCACCCGACACCCATCCACGTTGATCGCGCCGGTGCCGTGCTCCAGCACGTTCGCCGCCACCGTGCCCACCAGCGGCTTGCGTGCCACCGTGATCGGTTCCAGCGCAGGTTTCAGTGCGGTGCCCCAGCCGGCCCATTGCTGCGCGGCAGGGGTCGCGGGGGCGGTGATGTCGTAAACAGTGGCCATGCTGGCTGCCGTGCCAAGACCGATGACGCTTCCGTTGCCCGCTCCATCAGTGGCCTGCCCCACCACCTCGCGCCGCTTGAAGTTTTCCGACTCCACGCTGCGGATCTCGCACTCGCGCTCCACCCACTCCGGCACCTCTCCGATCAAGTGCCGCACTGAGTCCAGGTGCTCGACCGTCATGATCGCCGGCTGGCTGGCGGCCGTCGTGTAGTGGCCTCCCATGTTGGTGCCGGTGGCCTCGTCGATCTGCTTGGCAGTTAGCCCGGTGGACCGGACCCACTCCGTGAACCGATACCGCCGCGCCTGCTGCGCCTCCGATGCGTCGAGCTTGTCGATCGCCTTGCTCACGTCCAGCGACTTCGGGAACCCGCTGCCATACACCCACGCGATCATGTCGCGGATCTCAAAGCCCGCATCCTCGATCTGCACCGCCATCCGGTGCTGCGTTCTGGTGCCCGCGAACGCCAGCAGGTGCCCGCCTGGCTTCAGCACCCGCAACACCTCACGCCACACGTCCACCTGCGGCACGTCGTAGTCCCATGCCTTGCCCATGAAGCTCAGCCCATAGGGCGGATCCGTCACGCACGCATCCACGCTGTTGTCCGGCAGCTCGCGCAGCCTCTCCAAGCAATCCCCGTGCAGCAGCTGAATCACCCCTCCACCTCCATCAGCGCCACCAGCGCATCACGATGCTCATCGCTTAGCAACTGATGGATCACCACCGGATCCGTCTCGCCCGCCAGCTGGTGCGAGAGCCGGTCGGCCAGATTACTCAGCGCCTCACGCACACTCCGCCCAACCTGAAACGCGCTCTTTTTCACCTCATCAGCTGGCACCAATTCACCACGCTGTTGCGCCACCTGCAGCTTCGCTAGCTCCGCCTGGTAATGCTCACGCCGCGCTCGGCTTTCGTTCAGCTCAGGAATCGCATCATCAGGCAGCGAGTTGACGCGCGCCTTCAGCTCACGCTCATCAGCCGGTGGTGGCGCCTCCACATCATCCGGCTCATCCACCAGCGCGTTGTTGTTCTTCAGCGTGTTCTTCCGCCATAACTCCAACGCCAAATCACGATCCAGCCATTTCTTGCCATCCTTCTCCACTACTGCACCAGCGATGCGGCTCTTGCTTGCATGGGTAACCGCACCCTTGCTGCAACCTTTGATGTACGCGAACTCGCTGAACGTGACCAGCAAAAGTTAAGCTCGTTTAATCTCTCTAAACAGATACTAAACCGCCCTAAACTGCCTTTAGGGGATCTCGTTTTGAGTCTTGGTGAGATCCCTTGCGCCGCAAGGCTTTAGAGCGTTTTGTCGCTGACGCTAGAGAAAAAACGCGCGTTTGGACGACCCGCAGTGTTTGGCGCAGGAAGGACCCAAAGAGGCCGCCCCCTGCCTTTGCAAGGTGCCTGCAATGCGTTTTAGGTATCCCATGCCCATGCGTGCTTTGATCGGCCTTGCAGCGCCTCCTAGGCGCCTCTCAGCGCGCCGTTGCTAGCGCGCGCTCCAATGCGCTCTTGAAGTACGCCCCATAGCGCCGCTCATAGACCTTGCTCACCACATCCAGCATCGGGAAGCGGGGTGAGTAGCTCGCACGCTCGACCATCACCAGCATCGGCTTGATCGTCCGCCCTTTGCGCTGGTAGATGCCAGGCCCAATGCCTTGCCTGTTCCCAGGCTTGGCCACGAAGTAGTCAGTGCCCAGCCCTGCGGTGATCTTCCTGATTGCAGCCAGGCTCACGTTGCCTGATGCGTTGAGCCTTGCCCCTGCACCAGGCACCAAGCGCCCCTCACCAATGCGCCCCTCGAACGGCTTGATGCCGCGCAGACCACCTGTGATCTGCGTGCGCAGGTAACGCGCCCGCTTCACCTCAGTGCCAACCACCACCTCCAGCTCGCGCTTAGTGCTCTTCTCCACGCCAAAGCCCTTCTGCGTGAACGTGGTGGGCTTGTCGAAGTACTGCCTGGTCGCACCACTCAGCGATGTCTTGGCATCGAAGGCCGTGTCGTTCAACGCCTTGCTGATCGCGAACGGCAGCTGCTTGGCCAGAGCAGCAGACCATCCCGCAGCCCGACCGATGTCGGTGGTGAGGTCGAGGTTGAGGAGGCCGGCCATGGGTCAAGCGTAGGCAGCGTTACGGGCGTAACAGGGCGTAACAAGATCCGTAACATCGAGACCCCCACCAGCGCAGGGCATCTGCCCCTCTTGTTACGTAGTTACTTCTATTTATAGAAATATATATATATAAGAGAGAGGGGCTGAGAGAGGGGGTGTGTGGCTCTCTCTTTATATGTGTGTATATGTTTGGGAAAAAGCCGTAACACCGTAACAACTGGGCCAAATCCCTTGCAGCGCAAGGTGTTACGCTGTAACAAGCGCCCGTTACAAGTCGCTGATCTGTAACGCCACAGCCCTGGATAGGGTGCCTGCGCCCTTGAAACGCATCGGTTCGGCCTTGGTCGCGCCCTTGAGCCTGGACAGGATCGTGCTCCAACTATGAGACCACTGCGTCTCACGGAGCATGGTTGCGATGGCCTCAGCGGTGTTGCTCACGAACAAGGTGCCAGCCTCTGCATCGACCTTCAGGCCATGGCGCTCAAGGGTGTTACGAGCGGCTGCAGGCGCCACATCAATATCTGTTGCATGGTGCATAGCGATCTCGACCAGCTCGCCAACTGTGCGGTTGCAGGTCTTCTCATCGGTCTCCACTCGCAGTTGATGCTGAAGGATGCGGTTGATACATCGCTTCTCATCTGGTGTTTCAGTGGCCTGCGTGTATGGCTCCCATTGATTTGACGCGATGAGCTGACGCGCTTGGTCATCGGTTGGCACTGTGCTGTGCATAAGAGACCAGGCGCCGGCCAGCAAAGTGCCGTATTGGTCGCCAAGGCGCTGGCTGTCGAAGTGTTCAGCAGCGATGCGCGTGAACACGCGAACGGATTGCCTGATCACCGGGATGAGCGAGACAGTGCGAGCGATAAGGCGTTTGCCGGTCTCTGAGGTGATCCACTGGTCGAGGTCTTTGTCGAGGTCTTGCCAGTGTTTAAGGCGCTCCTCCTTAGCCAGTTCCGTTGGATTGCGAAGTGTGAGTTGCGCGAAACGTGATCGGTCTGCACCTTGCTTTAAGGCCGTTGCAATCGAGGACATCATGAACATCGAGCGGATGTTGAACCTCGTCACATCACCCGTTGGACTGCCCTTGAGCATGGTGGCTTGAGATTCGCTGGACGCGACACGCGCCAAGGCAAGGATGTTTTGCATCCTGATTTGATCTGATTTCTCGTTGGATTCAGCCTCATCAAAAACAACGGGCAGAGCGTCACAGCGAAGCTCTTGGCGCAAGCCGGCCTCGGTGGTGTTGCCAGCCACGATCAGCCCCATGTCAGCAAGGAGCGGGGCGACATAGCGATCAAGGATGGCGGACTTACCGGATCCTGCAGATGCGGTTAGCCATATGTGCGGCCGCCATGGAAGAGCACCGCAGATCGGCGCCAAGGCAACCCACCCAGCCAGCAATAGACCCGATGCTGGAACTTCCCAATGAAAGCGTTGGGCAATTAAAAGGATGACTGCTGCATCTTCGTCGATGAGGGGTTTGGCGTTATCGGGTCCATGTAACGACTTCAGGCGCTGATAGAGGTAAAGGCTGTCGATAGGTTTAAGCACTGGCTGGGAAGTGCCATCGACGATGAGGCGATCGCCGAGATGAAGGACGGTGCGCTTGTCATCCCACCATGCTCCACGGCCTCTGATGCGATCGGGATTGTATGGGCCATTTATTGCGGCGAGGCTGAATAAAGATGATGCGGCTTTTACCCAGTCAACGCCGCCGCGGTCACCGCCTGCCATTTGCTTCCAGTATTCAAGATCAGCAAGGGCGACCAAGTTGGTGCCGGTATGTGATCCACGACTGATGCGTACTACCTGGCCGCTTTGATGTGGCTGGTAGTAGTAGTTGTCGCCGTCATAGCCAAGGCAGGTGAAATGAATGTTGCCATCTAGATCTGGCAGATCTGGATCGGTCTCGGGTTCAGGTTCCGGCAGCGGTTCGTCGACCAGCTGGAGCGGGGCGGAGACGTTGGCCTTGATGTAGGCCGCGGCCTCCTCTGGCGTCCAGGTTGCGTCTGCTAGATCCCAGCCTTCAGGTGCGTCGGCTGGCGGGGTGACCATCTGCACGCGGTCAGCTGGCAGGCGGAGCAGCAGCTGCGCGAGCTTGTCCATAGCCTGCTGGCCAACGTCATCAGCATCAGGCCAGAGGATGATGCGGCGGCCGATGAGTGGTGACCAGTCGGCCTTGTCAATGGCCTTGCAGCCTGATGGCCAGGTTGTGGCAACAGCTTTCGGGTAAAGCCTGGCTGCTGCATCAGCTGCCTTCTCACCTTCAACGATCAGCACGGTGCAATGACGTGTGCGGATTTGATCGAGATTGAGCAGCGGCCGCGGCGCTGGTGGCGCCTTCCACTCCCAGCGGGTGCCTGACCACCAGAGGGGGCGGATCTTCTTGCCGGGAAAGCGGCAGACCAGGAAGGTGTCGCTGTAGTGCCAGACGTGCTCGGCGCCTTTGGTGGGTGGCTCGGGGCGCTCAGGGGCGATGCCAAGGTGTTGCTCGATGCGACGGGCGGCATCCTTGAACTCCCATCCGGTGCGGCGCATTAGGAGATCCATGCCGGTGCCACCGCCACCTGCTTGGTCTTTACCGCCGCATTTATTGCAGTACCAAGATCCAGTGCCGTCTTGATCATCGAAGCGGTAACGGTCTTTGCCGCCGCACAACGGGCAGGGCTGGTGCTTGTCGGTGAGCTGAGTGGCGGATAGTCCTGCAAGGGCGCCAAGTATCGACGGCCAATGGCCGTTGGCGTGCTCAATGAGTTTGTTCATTTGCTGATCTTGAGGACAAATTGCTGGACTGCTTCCTTCGACTCTCGCTTCTCTTTTCGGCGAGCATCTGCAATCATCTGCAAACGTTCAGGCCAGAGGCGTTCGGCTTTTTCGAGCAACGATGCCTGCAAGGCGTGATCAAGTTTGCTGATGCGCTCTAGCTCTTCGGGATCGTTCTCGCCTGTGAAGCAGTGATAGAGAAGTTCAGGTGTCAGCCACTTGTATAGATCTGAGATGAAACGATCGCGCACGCGATTTGGCTGACTCATTTTGTTGTTTTCTCCATGGCTGCGTTGATGAGTTGCCTGACAAAAGCGGATCGAGAAATCAACGCGCCAGCCTGCTGATCTAGCCAAGCAATCTGCGCCGGAGGTAGATCAATGGTGATGGTGCGGCGCTGTGGGCGCTTTGGCTGCATGGGTTGCGCTGGGGGATCGCCGGGGAAAGACTAGCCATCTAACGCGGGTTGGCAAGCTATCCCACAATTTCATTTGCGTCGCGCACTGAGCGGGCCACACCAGCGATGCCACCGGCAGTGCGAACGGCACCGAGCCATGCGTGCTGAGCGGGCGATAGGCGGCCTGCTGGTGTCTTGACTTCGATGGAGGTGAAGACGGCCAGCTGCTGCCCGACCATCTCAGGGGTAATGGTGATGGTGCGCCAGCCGATGAGGTCTGCAGAACCACGAGCCAGGCCGAACTGAACGGGGCGGCCGGTGCGTGGATCCGGCAGGGTGCCGGTGTTGTTGCGGAACAGGCGGAGATCAGGCCTTGTGCCGAGTGCGAGACGGATGCGCTGCTGAATGTCGGTTTCAGCGTTGGCCACGCGCTTGATGGACCCGGTATGCCCAGGCTGGACTGTAGCCGCGTTCCTTGGCTAGGGCGAGGAGCTGCGGGAGGGTGCGGGCTTGCCCTTGGCTGCGTCGGGCTTGGCGCATCTCGGTGCGGCGGAGTTCCTGCAGCTCACCTGCCAGCTGTTGGATTTTGCGTGATTTGATCGGTGCGCATTGTGCGCCGCAGACTGGGCAGATCGGCGCGGGCTTGAAGGCTGCGTAGCACTCGGGGCATGTGCGCACTGATGGTGCTGCTGTGCCTGCGGTGCGCCTGATGCCATCGTCGAGTGTCCAATCACGGTGATCATCCGGGAAGCCATGGCGGGTGACATTGCCAACGTGGTCGAGGATCAGGGCAGCTTGCTTGCCAGGTGCTGGGCGTAGCACGCGACC